TACCATTAAGAATGAACGGCTTTAAATACTGACCGTCTAAGTCTTTAGCGAGTTTTAGCTTCAAAGTATCAGCAGGATTAAGAATAACGAAATCTACCAAATATGAAGTGTTTTTCATGATCTCGGTTGCCATGATGACAACAAGGTCATAAAGATTAGCTGCAACCGGTTTAAAGCCTGTATAAGCACCACTATTAAAAGCAGTAGCATAAGTATAAATACCTTTAATATTTGGAGCGTTACCGTCACCAGAAATAAAATCAATATCACGTTTGCGCATCAGGTTTTTGGTAATGAAGTTTTTTAAAGTCATCTCCATCATGCCAAAACCGCCCGTAAGCATTTCTTTTGCAACTGGAATAGAATCGGATATGCTTTGCAGGGTTGCAGAGTAAACAGTCCATGCGGCAACCGATGAAGCGGCTGCATTTCCTACTGTTCTTGCGGCTGCATTTCTTGTCGCCGTACTCCAGTCAGTCCAATATACTGTCCTGTTATGATTGGCATCCATTGGAAATTGTTGGAAAATATCAACAACGACATTTTTAGGCAATTGAATTTCGCCAACTCTCGGCAAATACATACCTGCTGTGTTGCCTGATATTGCTGATGGAATAACCGGGGTTACTTTGTTTACAGAACTCATTGGAATAGTCAAGTTAATTGGCTGATTCTTTTCAATGTTAGCTTTTAAAGCATCGTATTTGCTTTTTATGATTTCTTTCATTGATTTATTGTCTGCCATGTTGACCGGATTTTCCTGTAATGTTTTTATCAATCCCGCCTGAGCCAAAAGAGCATCATTCAAACCCTGAACTTTATCAATAGTGACTGTGAAATTATCGGAATATTCCTTTAGCATGGCATTAATGTTTTCTTTCATCGTTGTTTCGCTAACATATCCGGACATTTTTTTCTGAACTTCACCGGTAACATTTTTAATAAGTTCATGATATTCCTTTTCCTGTTCATCGGTTAATTGTACTCCCCCGATCATAATAGCAAAAGCGGATGTTACCCCAACTCCTGCCAATGGATTAGTAAGGAAACTGATTAAACATACCAATGCAATAATAGCAATGGAGAAAAACATCAGTTGAAATTTTCTTTTTTGATTTAACTTTTTCATGTTGATTTTTTGATTTTTAATTAATAATTGATTTTTTGTTTATGAAAATTATATCAGCAAGTGATTTTTGAGTGGATTGCTCCGGCTCTATTGTTTCGGGAGTGGACTTATCCGGCTCCGCTGTTATGCTTATGGTTGGTGTTGCAAAGTTTGAACCGATCGGAACGGCTGAACCCTCAATGAGTTTCGCTTCTGTTACCGCCCAGAAATATCCTTTTTCTTCTGCAAGTTCTTTGTTTGCAATTTGGTTGATATATTTATCCCATATCTTTTTTTCTTCTTTATCTGCCGGACTTGTCGAATTAATGGCAAGGTCAATCTTTACGTATTGCATACCAACCGAATGATTCTTAACACGGTTCTTTAGGTATTGTTCTGCCATGTATTCATTACGATCTTTTTCAATGTTTGCCGAAAAGATAAGTGCCTGAGTAGTGCCCTCGAAGTTATATCCCAACTCCTTCCATGTCATTGTAACGGCTTTAACTTTCAGATCATCACTTATTATTTTATCGAATTGCATTTTGTGTTCTTGCAATAGATATACATTCTTATTTTCTTTAATGGACTTATTCCATATACCGGGCAAATGAACGTCATCATGCGAATCCATTAAGTTGGTCGTATTAATGGCTACATTCACATTAAATTTTTCCGGTTTGCCATTGTCAATACTTTTTACTACGTTTTCGTTTTCAGGTGCTAATAATGCTGAAACGCAATCACCAAATTTTAATGCTGATTTCTTTTTAGTAATCAGTAATTGTTTATTTTCACGTAAATATTTAAAAGTGTCTTCCATTACTTATTTATTTTTTTACCTTGTAACTTCTTTTTTTCAGCGATCAACTTCTTTTTTTCTATTTCACACATCTAAATTAATGTTTGAATTGTCAATAATAATTTTACGTGCCTGTTCTGCAGTATAAATACCGGCATCAATACCTGTTTTTAACCCAGACATCAATGCAGAAAAAGAATCTATCTCTTCTTTTTTTGACTTCTGTAAACATTCAACATGAGAAAAATCGGACATTAAAGCGTTATTCAATTTATAATAACGTGTTATCTGTTCATTTTCATTTGCCTGTTCTGGTATGATAGTGTTCTGATATGCTGACTTTTGAGCCTCGGAAAAGTTTGTGAAAGTGGTATCTGATATTCCAAATAGATATGGCGATAAACCGTAACCTGTGCAAATCTCTTTCCAGTCGTTGTTGACCTCTTCAAAGGCTGCAAGATCACCGGCGGTAACGCCAACTTTTAGAGCTCGTAACGGCATCGTTGCAATGGCAAGTAACTTTTTGCCACGTTGAAAACCATAACGGTCAACTAACTTTTGTTCTAATTCTGCCTTATCACCCGGCATCATAATATCAGCACCAACAGCACTCTTTTCAGGTGAAACAATAACTGGGGGGCCACCGTTTGTTAAAAGCATATTACGAGCCTCATACGCTGCAATTATATTTTGAACAGCATCACCTAAAGAAATTAACCGGCTACCGCCTTTTGTATATTGCTGTTGTGGATTTAAAAAGTCAAACCCGGTATCATTTATGATAAACACCTCTTCAGGCTGCACCGTTATCGAGCGTCCATTATGATTCCAAGTATAGTACCTTACTTTTGTACCGAAAAAATCAGTAGTATCTACATTAACAACAACTTCCCAATTAGGCATGATAAAATATTCAACATTGCTAATTCCCGGTAATTTTCTGCCATAGATATAAGCCTTACCGAATACTTGCACCATTGTTTTGTAGAACATTTTGAACTGTGTCCCTTGTGCTTCAATGGTTTTTATTGTCGTTGTCTTTAATTCACCGCCTTTGTTATCTGAAAAATAAGAACGTCCATTCATAGACATTGCCACTTTCATATTGATAACAGCGGTAACAGCCGGACAAAATGCATAAGCATTACGTTGTCCCTCGATTGTGTTTGTGTCTACTGTTTTTGAAGTGTTTGCGCCTCTGAAAATCTGCAACGGATAGAAGTTCGGCACTTGCATATTTGTAAATGTCTGCACTTCCTTATTGACCTTTTTACGTGAAAATAAACCCACCGATAAAGTTTTGCAACAAAAATAAATGTTAAATTATCTTTGTGCAAATTGTATCGTGTCAATTATTTTCGATTATCTTGCGAACAGATGACATACCAAGTTTAAATACACGGCCAGTCATTATGCAAATTTCTGTATATTTATAAAATGGATATTGACATTGAAACGATTTGAACGCAATCAGTACTTTTTTATCTCTTTTTAGTTTTGAATTACCTGTTAATCGTTTCATAAATTTGGATTATTTATTTTACGGTCAATTCCTAAACCCTGTCTGTAGCAAATAACTTAACGCATCAAAAATATGGTCATTGCCCGGTTCAGGTTCATTCAGTGGAACTCCTCCAATATAACGCCAAACCCTATTTTCCTGTTCTTTTCTGAAATCTACATTGCGGACAAAATATAACTTATGTCTATTTATCAAATCAATTCCGTATTTTACACTTCCTGCGAACTTCTTACAAGGTATCGCATTAATTCCGGCACGCCTTAAATCAAGTATTATTGCAGGATCAGCACTATCACAGGTAACATAGTCAGTCGATGGTATAAGTACTTTACAAGCCTCTATTATGTCCTGAATAACTGGCGTAGGTTTGTAAAATAATACCTCTGCATATAAATCATTGCCTTTGTTACCGCCCCTTACTATTGCCGTTGGTGAATTAGTAAATCCAAAGTCCATACCATAGCCAATTTTTTCACAGTCAGCCGGAAACTCATTAACCCAGGTTACGTCAGGATGTACCAATCCGTGTCTTGCTGCACGTTCACCAAGCCCATAGACTGACCAACGATACTTGTCTGCCGTTCCTTTTGCGATGTTCTCTGGCGTTGGTTCGTAGCTTAATATCTTTTTCTTCTCATTATCAGTTACAAACGGATTTTGAATTAACGTACTGCGAAAAAACTTAATATCCGGTTGCTTTTCCAAATCAAACGCCCAATGATCCGTTGTCTTCGGATTCCAATCAGCAATAAAAAATCGTCTCGTTCTTTGTGTCTGTTGGTCGAATACTGACTTATCAATATCCAGCATTTCGTTAAAATATGCAATATCACATCCAGCACCGTC